TGGCAGTAGGAACTTCGTATATAGTCTATTTAGACCCCGAAGGGGAGAATACGGGGCCATCAGGGAACTACCATTTATATACGAAAGCAGCAAGTGATTATATACAGGATGCGGATAATTTCCCCGTTTTCCATATAGAAGTGTCTGCAAATGTAGACGCTACTTCACCTAGCATGAGACTACAACCTGGGATTATTTTCGACCATCCTTTACCTAAAGTGGATGCCAACCTAGCCCTAGAAAACTCGTCCATAATCACAGCACTCATTGATGATTTAGCCATAACTAATGATAAAATACAGAATTTAGAAATAACTGGGGGTAAAATAGTCAGCACTACTCTAATAGAGCGTCATTATAGTAGTGAAAGTGTGACTTCTGACGTTATTACTAACGGCACAATTACAGGAAAAACCTTTGTGGATACGGGGTTAGAAATTGATACTGAGGGCTACATAAGAACTACAGATAAAGACACTTATCTAGACGATACCGCAGGCTTCTGGTTGGGGAAGCATAATGGAGTGCATAAATTAAATATAGGTGATGATACTAGGTATATAAAGTGGGATGGTACTAGCTTGAGCGTTAAAGGAACTGTCACAATAGAGGATGGGGAAATCGCTGGTTTAACGTTAGCACCCACTAAAATGTATTTTGGTACTTCGCCTGGGACACATAAACATGTAAACACACCATTTTATGTGGATAGTTCTGGGAATTTTTCCTTGGGGGCGTTGTTTTCATGGACAGCATCTACTGCGATAGTAGAGGTAAAAAGTAGTGCTACGGGAGCTAGGATAGAGCTAACAGGAACTGGCCTAGTTCAGTATGCTGCGAATAATGACGAACAAACCTCCATGAAAGAAGGTTCGGTATTAAAGGCTACAGGAGGTATCTTTAAAAGTAATGCTACTATAGCTAGAAGTGGTAGTGCTGGTACAGCCATCGCTTCGGGCACCACAGGCGTTATTGTGGATGATGCTGGTATTATTGGGGGGGCCGATGGTGCTACCCAATTTTATCTTCTAGCCTCAGACGGAAAAGCCTATTTTGGTGGGGGTGCTTGCTTTTTGGATGTTACTGGAGTTCACCTAGGCGGGACTTTTAATACTGCCCTTAGCTATAAGTTTGGGGGAGGAGATTATGGGTGGATACGAACATGGTCTAATTATTCTAGTGATAGTAATAATACTCCTAATATAAGAAGAGGTTTATTCTTTGATTCAGTTGATGAGGATTCAGACGCTCTAACTGACCCCGAAGAGAATTATCTAGCCCCACAGACTCCAGGGGTAATGGGGCTTGGGCATCGTATACTTAGTCCGTGGGGAACTATATATGCAAACCTTCATTACCTTAATATACGAAGTGATGCACCTGGCACTCTTCACAATCCAAGTCAAAACGCTTGGGGAGCAATGTATATTCGTGGGACTACTGTATATGTTAAAATAGGCTCTAATGAACATACAGTAAGTGGTTCTGGCGTTCATGACCACGATACAGCCAATGCATTATTATATGCTCCAATTACAGGCTCTAACGTTTATGGAGATATTGACAGTGTTAATATTACAGCAGGGGTACATTTAACAGGTAATGTAAACACCCAATCTGGTAACCATATTCAAACTATTGACCATATAGAAGGGGGAGGGAGTTACCATATTCCAGCACTGGGCAATTTGAATCAGATACTAATAAATAATGGTAGTAACGGTCAAGTAGGATGGGCAAACCATGCGTACCATATTCCTTCTGGTGGAAGTGGTTCTTATGGTAGTAGACAAGTTCTAACCTATGGTGGAAATGCTGGTCAGGCTGATTGGGCAAGTGCTGCTGCTCATGGGGTTCATGGTGGTGGTGGGACAATAAATAGTGGTATTACTAATAAGTTTGCGTATTACTCTGGCAGTACTACACTTTCTGCGTCTTCTGGGGCTGGCATTATCTCCCTTTATTGTAATAACATATATAGTTCTGGTGCCTACCTGTTCTTTGGTGGTATGCCTGTAGGCGTTGCACGGGATGTACAATATTCAACTGGTGGTTACATGTATTACGATGGTTCTTCTAGACGTTATAAAGAAAATATCGTAGAGTTGGCAGTAGATTCTTCTAAAATATACGAGTTGGTTCCCAAATCTTTCAAAATGAAAGATATGGAACACCCTACTATGACTGATGATGGGGAAGAAGATTTTGATACGATGGTAACTGAGATAGGATTAACTACTTTTGGTTACATAGCAGAAGAAGTACATGAAGTCTTACCTGAATTAGTTCTATACAATGAGGATAATGAACCAGATGCAATACGATATAAGACTATATCAGTATTGTTAATAGAAGAAATGAAAAAACTGAGGGCTAGAATAGAAGTATTGGAGGGAAATGGGTAGTAAAGAACAAATAATACAACTTCGTACAGAGAATCCTTTAATGAACTCTGTGGAGATAGGAAAAGAAGTGGGCGTATCTAAACAATACGTCCATAAAATTCTTAGGAAGGAAGATTTAAATACTAGTGTTCCTAAGAAGAAGAAATTCAATAGGTGCAAACAATGTAACGAACCTGTTGGGCCTCGCGTTTATATCTGTAGCAGTTCATGTCATTTTACCTATTATCGTATTAAAGTTACCTGTTCCTTTTGTCATGTGGACTTTTATTTGAAACGGTCAGAGGTGACACAGAGGCACAGAAGGAAGTATAATAAGATATACTGTAGCAAACCTTGTTACTATAAAGGACGTAAAGATGACTAGAGGTGTCTATGAAAAAGTGGATATTATTATCAGTTATTCTTACTACTCTCATTTTTTTAGAAGATGTGGGGTTATTCTTATTGGGTAGGTATACCACTATATCTGCATGGGCGATTATTTCAGGCATTGCAATTATTGGTTTGGGTTTTGGGGGCGTAGCAAGGATTAGAAGAGTAAAGAAGTTTTTAGGAGAATAGTATGGATATTAATGATGACTTAATTCGTCAATGGGAACCTAAAGTCCAGAAAATGGCTTCTAATGCATATATTGTAGGATTGGATAGAGACGATTTAACGCAAGAACTGCGATTAGCAATTGTAAAAGCAGCTAACGGGTTTGAAGAAGACCGTGGTGTGCTATTTCATACGTATTTACATACCGCAATGACTAATACCATTAGAACTTTAATTACTAAAAGTCAGAAATTGAATCCTCCTACTGAAAGTTTAGATGATGTGGAGTCAGTTTTTTCAACAATGCCTATGCAATCTACCGAAATTTTAGAGGCTTTAACCTATGACGTAGATTTTACTACTGATGTAGAGTTTAAAGAGTTTTTACAAGAATGTGAATTAGATGACTTAGAGAATGCTTTCATTACTTTACGATTAGAAGGATTAACTATGGAAGAAATTACCGAAGACTTGGGGGAGCCAGCGTATAAGATACGACAAACAGTACGAGAAAAATTAACAAGGGGGGCATTAAATGAGGAGAAGAACTCGACATGGGGGGATGATTCGGAAACAGGGGTTGACAAAGACGCAGGAAGAGTATAGAGTTATTAGCATAGATATCATCACTGAAGGTATTCAAACATGGGGCACATTCACCAACTTAGAGGAAGCCCTTGCTCAAGCCCATGACATTAAACGCCACGGTTTGGATGTTTATGTTCACGGGGATTCCAACAGAGTTATATCTAAAGTTTAATACTTTGGAGAAGATATGGAGAATTTTGATTTCATTGAATCTGGAGTCGTTTTTGGCCTCACTGACCGATTAGCTTTTAGAAAATTTAAATATTCAGGGAAAGATTTTGCTAAACATGGCGATGCATACAAATTTGTTACTGGTCATTATGATACTTATGGAGAAGTGCCTACTCCTGAAACGCTTTGTGAAAATTTCCCGACACTAAACCCAGCGGCTCAAAACTTGAATTTTGAGTATGCTTTAGATACCTTCCAAGACCAAGTGTTGTTTCGGCAAGTTATTAGTGTTTTTCAAGACAACAAAGAGTTGTTATCTGAAAACCCTAAACACGCATTAGCGAATATAAATCATGGGCTTCAAGATGTGGCGGTGACTTATGATGACGATGTGTTATTTTATAATACACACGCTGAAAATCGTTATGATGAATGGAAACAGCGAACTGAGAAACGTCGAATGGGAGATGGGATTATGGGGATTCCAACCCCGTTCCACTCCATTAATAGGTTAGGTGTTGGGTGGCTTCCAGGCGAAATGGTATCCTTATTTGCTAGGCCATCAGTAGGGAAATCGTGGGTATGTGTTCAAGCGGCTGTTACAGCTGCATTGAGTGGGCATAAAACTCTTTTGATATCCACTGAGATGCCTGTAGCCCAAATGAATATGAGAACCGATGTAGTGATGGGCAAAGCGATGGGGTATAACTTCTACCATACAGATTTAAGAAATGGAAATCCAATTGATGAAGAGGCTTATCAGGAATTTTTACGTAATCTAGATGATGTGCCTTTGTTAGTGTGTGACCACATTGAGGGCGAGTCTAGTATATCCTTAGAAAGCATTCATAATCTCATTCGGAAGTATGTACCAGACTTTGTAGTTATTGATGGTGTTTATTTAATTACTACTTCTAGTAAAAATTTTAAAGCTATGTGGGAACAGACACACATGTTATTTTATGGGTTGAAAAATATATGTTTATCCACAAACACAGCTATGTTTGTTTCTACGCAAGCTACGAAAGAAGCATCGGATATATTTATGCCCCCTATGGCAGACCAAGTAGCCTTTGGGGATGCTTTGTTACGGGCTTCGGATGTAGTCATGTCTATGTGTATGATTGAAGATGAAAGTGAGAAACGGCTCTTAGCCTTTCAGAAGTATAGAGATGGAGTCATGCCTTTGAATACTGCCATTCTAGACTGGCAAGTTAATATTGGGCATATTGCTGAAGCCCCAGACGATTTCTAATGATTGAGTGGGCCAATGTATTGGCAGATATGGGGATTATTGTCCCTATTGATAAAGACCAGTTCACTCTTCAGTGCCCCTTTCATGAAGATACTGTTGATTCATGTTCTATAAACACTGAGAAAGGGGTATGGATTTGTTTTGCAGGCTGTGGACAAGGCACTCTGTACAGCTTCTTAATGAAGTTCTTAGGAATTAGTTATGAGGAAGCAAGGCAAAAAGCTTTCACTAATACATCTATTTTTAATCTGAATATGTTTGATGAACTTATCCCAGATGAGAGTACGATGCCTGAAGTTCAATTTCCGTTTAAACAAGGATATGTCCCTGAATGGATATTTGATAGGGGGTTCAATAAACCCACTCTTAATAAATGGGGTTGTGGGATAGATGGAGAGAATAGCTTAATCGTCCCAATTCAAGATGCTGTATCTCGTTTAGTGGGATGGGTTAGCCGTAGACAGTACATGACTCCGAAATATTTATATTCTAAGGGATTAAAAAAATCAAGGGTTCTATTTGGGCAACATTTAATTACAGACCAAACTCCATTTGTGTGTATTACTGAGGGCACATTAGATACTATGTGGTTAGACCAATATGGGTTTCCTAGTGTCGCTATTTTGGGGGCTTCGTTATCTAAAGCTCAAGAGGGATTGACCTTGGGTTTACAAACCGAAGAATTGGTGCTATGCTTAGACAATGATGAAGCAGGGCAAATCGGATTTCAAAAAGCTATGGCTTGTTTATCCAGAAGTTTTGTGGTAAGCTATATTAAATTGCCTAAGGAGTATAAAGATGTACAAGATGTAAGAAATAGCGATGAACTTTCAAGTATTATAAATAGTAGAACATTTTTTTAAAGAAGGAGAATTATATGAGTGGAATAGGACGAATTCAAGAGGCACGGGAAACTAGGAGTCTGGGTCAAGGTGGGAGTAATGGAGTCCCAGGCAGAGAAATTTGGTTTAGGGATGGTGACCAAGCCTTCCTATCTGCTGTAGCAACAGGAGAAGAAGGAGATGCTAACCTTGATGAATTATATATGTATACCTACAATTCAGGTAATCGTTGGGTAAATTTACTAGACGATGGTGATGTGGATAAAAGTGGAATACCTGATAATGTACGTCCTTCCCATAAGTTTGCATTTTGGGCATATGTACATGAGATAATCCATTCTGAAAGGCGTGTGGATGAGTGGGAAGTAATCCAAGGCCCAGGTGGTAAGAAAATGTATAGAGAAACCATTAATGACTTCCGTATTGTTTCTCTGACCTTTGGACGGAGTGACTATATTTGGAATCAACTAGTCGATATTTATAACGATTGGAGTGGTTTGAATAAAGGTGTAATGCGGATTAAGCGCACTGGTACAGGTATGTTTGATACGTCTTATCAATTAGCCGCTACAGCTAGACAAGAAGAGATTCCTGAGGATGAACAGGAAAAAATCGCAGACTTGCCTACGGTTAAGGAATACTTTAAGTCTCGTTATGGTGGACAAACTGCCGCCGTTCCTGCAATGGCTGGTGTGTCTACTTCTTCTAGTGATGATGACGACGATTTGTTTTAATGTTAGTTGATACCACCACTAAATTTAATGATTACGTGGGCCAAATTGAAAAAGATTTGGCCCGTAATGACTCAAGTTACCTTGTAGTGGATGTGGAGACTAATGGTTTAGATGTATTTGGGCGTAATCAGCTATGTGGTGTGGGGCTTGGGTATAAAGATGAAACATACTATTTCCCCTTTAGGCATCAGAATGGTAATAATCTAGGCCCAATGCATCAGAATAGGTTGATGAGATGCCTGGAGATGACAGATACGTTAGTTGGATATAACATTAAGTTTGACCTGAGGTTTTTGGAGAAGGCGGGGTATCGACCACCTGAGAATGTGACGTTTGCGGATGTAATTGTTATGGTTCGTTTAACGGAACCAGCTTCTGTTAAGGAATTGGGCCTAACCCACACCATCCAGAGAATATATGGAGAAGCAGCCGCTTCTTACGATAAGGATACGAAGAAAGAATTACGTTCTAATAAGTGGCATAAAGACTTCTCCTTAGCACCACCAGAATTGTTGGGGCCGTATTGCGAACAAGATGTATATTGGACACATAAGCTCTATGTTAAAACCTTTAAAGAGATTTTAGAGACTGACCAACAAGAGGTTATGCATCTAGAGTGGGATTTAACCAAGGTTTTATATGACATAGAAGGTGTTGGAATATCCATTGACCTTGAGTATGTAACAAATGCTATGGCTAGAATCGAAGAACGACGAGAACAAGTTGAAGCCAAGATTTATGACCTAGCAGATAGAGAATTTAACATAAATAGCACTCAGCAAGTAGGGGAAGTTTTAACTGAACGGGGGATACGTTCTCCCATTAAGACTCCTAAAGGCAAGGAATCATGGAGTGAGGTAGCATTAGTTCAAGTAGATGACCCCCTAGCTGGCTATATACGTCAGTATAGGGCGTTAGAAAAGTTGAAGTCTACGTATCTGGAACCATATCTAGATAGCCCTATAATGCATACCTCATATTGTAATTGGGGCACTTTAACAGGAAGGTTGTCTTCTA